GCACCGGCTGGGTCGGCCGACTTACCATGGCGAAAGGCTAGGTGATCTGATGCGCGAGATCAGGATCTACGGAGCATTGGCCAAGTTTCTCAAGCGCCGCGTGTTCCGCGCTGAGGTGGCATCGGCGGCTGAGGCTGTGCGGTTTCTGGTGGCCAATTTCCCGGCCGTTGAAAAGCACATGGCGGATCAGCATTACCGGGTAAGTCTTGGTGAGCGCGACCTCGCTCTCGAAGAAATCCACGATCCTGCCGGCCAGCAAGTGATCAAGATCGTGCCCGTGGTGGCCGGTGCTGGCAAAGTGGGTCAAATCCTGGCCGGCGTGGCGTTAATTGCACTTGCGTTTGTCAGCTTTGGCGCTGGCGCCTTTGCTGGCGTAGGAGTCGCAGGTGCGTTTGGTAGTTCTGCGTTGTTTGGCATTGGCGCCAGTTTGGTCCTTGGCGGAATTGCCCAGCTTTTAACGCCCACGCCAAAAATGGCTACTGGCACAGATTCCAATAACGACCCCCGCAAGTCCTACAGCTTCAGCTCGATCCAGAACACGTCACGTCAAGGCACGCCCGTACCCGTTGTTTACGGCGAAACCATCGTGGGCTCGGTTGTAATCAGCGCCGGCATCGACATTGCGCAGGTGGCGGCATGAAACGGATTATCGGTGCCGGCGGTGGCGGTGGCGGTGGCAAGGGCGGTGGTGGTGGTGGCGACCAACATACGCCAGTTGAAGCAGGTAACAGCCTGTTTTCCACCTCCTACGCCAACCTGGTTGATCTGGTCAGTGAAGGCGAGATTTATGGCCTCAAGGATGGCCTAAAATCTATTTACGTTGACAACACGCCACTGCAAAATGCAGATGGGTCGTACAATTTTCAAAACGTCAACGTTTACACTCGCACCGGCACGCAATCCCAAAGCTACATTTCTGGCTTTGATGATGTTGGCAATGAAGTCGCTGTTGGCGTAACCGTTCAGCAAGCCACGCCTGTGGTGCGCAGCATCACCAACACAGCCGTTAACGCTGCACGGGTCACCATCACGGTCCCTTCTCTTCAGCAATTTCAAGACAACGGTGACATCAATGGCACCAGCATCCAGCTACTCATTGCCGTGCAATACAACGGTGGCGGTTACACCACGGTCATTGATGACACCATCAGTGGGCGCACTTCGCAGCAATATCAAAAACAATATCTGGTCAACTTCAGCGGTGCGTTTCCGGTAGACATTAAAGTCACCCGTGTCACGGCTGATAGCGGTAGCGCCAAACTTGCCAATGCTTTTAGCTGGAGCAGCTATACCGAGGTCACCTACGCCAAGTTGGCTTATCCCAACTCAGCGTTGATTGGTGTTCGGATTGATGCAGAACAATTCAGCAGCATTCCCAGCCGCTCGTATCGAATTCGTGGCATCAAGGTCAAGATTCCAAGCAACGCCACAGTCGATAACACAACTGGCCGGCTGATCTATTCAGGCACATGGAACGGCACGTTTGGCGCGGCGCAATGGTGTAGTGATCCCGCCTGGTGCCTATGGGACTTGCTCACCTCAACTCGCTACGGGTTTGGCAATCACATTGACACCACCCAGCTCGACAAATGGGCGTTCTATTCCGCCAGCCAATACTGCTCCACGCTTGTACTTGATGGTTTTGGGGGCACTGAGCCGCGCTTTTCTTGCAACGTCAATCTTCAAAACGAAGAAGACGCCTACAAGCTCATCAACGACATGTGCTCGGTGTTCCGCGCCATGCCGTACTGGAGCACGGGCTCACTCACGGTTGCACAAGATAAGCCTGTAGATCCTGCCTACCTGTTCACGCTGGCCAACGTCAGCGAGGAAGGTTTCAGCTACAGCGGCTCCAGCCTGAAAACGAGGCCGAACGTGGCCGTGGTCCAGTACATGGATCTCGACCTCAGAAACACGGCTTACGAGGTCGTGGAAAACGCGGCGGCAATCGCCAAATACGGCGTCATCAAGACCGATGTAACCGCCTTCGCTTGCACTTCTCGCGGTCAAGCCCACCGCGTTGGCAAATGGTTGCTTTATACCGCCAACTATGAAGCGACGGAGACCGTCACTTTCACAGCCTCGATTGATGCGGGTGTGGTGGTGCGCCCTGGTCAGGTCATTGAGATCAGCGACCCCGTAAGGGCAGGGTCAAGGCGCGGCGGGCGGATCTCAGCGGCGACCACAACAGTAATCACCGTTGATAATGCCACCGGCTTGACCATGGCAGGTGCGCCAACCTTGTCCGTAATTTTGAATGATGGCTCTGTTCAAACTCAATCAATATCAGCCATCTCTGGAAACGCAATAACAGTATCTACAGCTTTCAGCTCCGCGCCTAATGCCAATAGTGTTTGGATCTGTGAAACCAATGATCTGCAAACAACAACCTGGCGCGTGCTGGGCGTTCAAGAACAAGATCAGTGCAAATACGCCATAACCGCACTTGCCTATAACAGCTTCAAATACGCCTACATTGAAAACAATGTAACTTTGCAGCCACGCAATATATCCACTTTGAACAATGTTCCTAACGCTCCCACCAACTTAAACCTAACGGAAGCACTTTATAAATATCAATCGCAAGTGCTTTCAAAACTCATTGTAACTTGGCAGGGCGTTACTGGGATTGGCCAATACATTGTCAAATGGCGTAAAGATTCTGGCAACTGGACTACGCTTACCTGCCAACAGCAAGACTACGAAATCTTAAATACAACGCCTGGATTGTTTGAGTTCAACATTTATAGTCTCAACGCCGGCGGCCAGGTTTCATCGACCGCGCTTTCTGGATCTAAATCTGTCTTAGGCAAAACAGCTCCACCGGCTGATGTAACCAGCCTGGTCTACACAGTCGATCCGACACTGGGTGTGACTCTGAGCTGGGCGGATGTAACCGATCTTGATCTTGATACCTACGAAATCAGACGCGGCACTTCGTGGGGCTCCGCCACCTACGTCACGCAAACCAAGTCCACCAGCTACAAGGTGGGCTATCTCGACGACGGCACCTACACCTATTTGGTGAAGGCCATTGACACCTCACAGGTCTACAGCGCCAACGCGGCGAGCGTTGCCGTCACGATCAGCGGCGCAGCAGCAACAACAATTACGCAAACCATCAACGGCACGGATCTGGTGTTGTCGTGGACGGTGCCAACCGTCAGGACCTATGCGATTGATTATTACCGCGTCACCTACGGCAATACCTACGCCACATCCACCGAGCTGACCAAATCCCAAACCACCAGCTTCACGGTGCCAATCACCTGGACTGGTAGCCGCACTTTCTACGTTGCGCCCGTTGACAAGGTTGGCAAATTCACGGATCCGCCAACTAGCAGCGTTGTTGCCGTCAGCGGCGCTGCTGCACCGACCATCACCACGTCAGTTGGTGGCAGCACTGCAACGCTGACATGGACTGCTGTTGCAGGCACGCTGCCCACTGCTGGTTATGAAATCCGTCAAGGCGGCACATTCTCGACCGCAACGGTGCTCGCCAACATCACCGGCACCAGTTACACGCTGAAAGCAACGTGGAGCGGTGCGCAGACCTTCTGGGTGGTGGCCAAGGATGCCAACGGCAACTACGGCACCCAGGCTTCAGCAATCATCACCGTCAACGCTGCTGGCGCACCAACGCTTAGTGCATCGTTTGCTGGCCAGAACACCGTCTTTACCTGGAACGCAGTCAAGGGCACGCTTGATACCGATTACTACTTACTGAAGCGTGGCGCCTCCTGGGCTGCTGGCACCACAGTGGCCACGATCTATTCCACTGCTTACACGTTGAAAGCTGATTGGGGCGGCGTTGCAACGTTCTGGCTTGCAGCCGTGGATATTAACGGCACTGAAGGCACACCCGTCAGCTTGAACGTGACCGTGACGGTGCCCACAACGCCGACCATCACCCAGCAAGTCATCGACAACAACGTGTTGCTGCGCTGGAACGACGTAACGCAAACGTTGCCCATCTTGAATTACGAATTGCGCAAAGGCGCAAGCTGGGCTGCTGGCACCGTGATTGGCACGAAGCAAGGTGGCTTCACCACGGTGTTTGAGACGGCTTCGGGGTCATACACCTATTGGCTGGCGGGGCTGGATTCTGCAGGCAACTACGGCACGCCCGGCAGCGTCACAGCGCTCGTGAACCAGCCGCCGGATTATGTGCTGAAGTACAACCAGGACAGCACCTTCAGCGGCACCAAAACCAACATCATCACGGCGGAAACTGGCCAGCTCGTCAATGTGAACACGACTGAGACCTGGCAAAGCCATTTCACCAGCCGGAGCTGGAGCACACCACAAGATCAGATCAACGCGGGCTACAGCTACTTCCTGATGCCTTCGACCACCACGGCGTCTTATGAAGAATCCTTCGACTACGGCACAGTACTGGCTGGCACCAAGATCACGGCCACGTTGACCAGTTCGGCAGTGGCCGGCAGCACCACAATTACTCCGACCGTAAGTGTGCGGCAGCTGGCGACAGATCCATGGACCAGCTACGCCGGCCTAAGCGAAGTGTTCGCCACCTCGTTCCGGTATTTCCGGGTGCGGTACGACTTCGCCTCAGCTGGTGGTGATGACCTGCAACTGTTGACCGCATTGAACGTGCGGTTGGATTCCAAGCTCCGCAATGACTCCGGTACAGGCACAGCGGTTTCTACTGACAGCGGCGGCACCACGGTGAACTTCAACATCGCCTTCGTGGACGTGGATTCAATCTCGGTAACTCCAACCAACAGCACTGGCACAGCGGTGATTGCGGTCTATGATTTCACTGATGTCCCATACCCGACTTCGTTTAAGGTGCTGCTCTACAACACCTCCGGCACACGGGTTAGCGGCGCCTTTAGCTGGAGCGCAAGAGGAGTCTGATGGCTGACTGGTCCCTGCCCACGCTGACAAGCACTTATACAAACTTCCTGAGTCAACTTCAGACTCGGGATACGGATCTGGCGCTTCAGTTTGACGGCACGACCACAAGCAACCAGCCGACGGGCACGATCAGGTGGGATTCTTCGGCTGGGCGTTGGAAGAAATGGACCGGCAGTGCATGGGGTGAGCTTGCGGCGACCTATGCGCTCACTGGCCTGAGCACCACGGGCAACGCTTCGATTGGCGGCACGCTTGGGGTAACAGGTGCCACAACCCTGGCGACAGCAACGGCAACAACGCCTGCAACAGCAGATAACAGCACCAACATCGCCACGACGGCATTTGTCAAAGCGCAAGCCTATGCGCCACTAGCCAGCCCGACGCTGACCGGCACGCCAGCTGCCCCGACTGCTGCGACCAGCACCAACACCACCCAGATTGCCACTACGGCATTCACGGTGGCGCAAATCGCCAACGATGCGCTGCTGAAAACTGGCGGCACGTTAACTGGTGCGCTGACGCTTGCAGCTGATCCGATTGCCGACTTACAGCCTGCAACGAAGCGTTGGGTTGAAGCGCTCGCACCCAAGCAATCCTGCCGAGTTGCCACCACCGCCGCGCTGACGGTTACAGCCACCACCAGCACGCTGACCAACTCGGGCACGCTTGCTGCAATTTCTATCGACGGTGTTTCACTCAGCAGCGGTGATCGCGTACTGGTCAAAGACCAGGCCACCACGGCACAGAACGGTATTTACACCGTCACCACCGTTGGCTCTGGTGCAATCGCGTGGGTGCTGACCCGTGCCAGTGATGGCGATGTTTGGAACGACCTCATCGGCGCAACAGTACCGATCGCGCAGGGCACTGCTAACGACAACACCTACTGGCTGAGCACCACAACGCTTGGCGGCACGCTCGGCACAACTGCGATCACATGGCAGTTGATCAGCAATGCGCAGGTTGCAGCATTCGGCAGCCTGGCCTCCTTCGGGATGGTGGCGCTGACCGCTGCTGGCACCGTAACCAACCGCAGCGTTGCGGTATCTGGCACGGGCTTATCGGTCACCAACCCTGATGGAGTTTCAGGCAACCCGACCATTGCTAGTAACGCAACCAACGCCAACACCGCAAGCACGGTCGTTGCGCGTGACGCATCGGGTAACTTCAGCGCCGGCACGTTGACGCTGACTGGCCTGAGCTACTCGGGCAACATCGACAGCAGCAGCACGGGCTATCTCGATCTTCCGGCGGGCACGACGGCGCAGCGGCCTGCATCACCCAATTCTGGGATGATCCGGTACAACAGCGATACCGGCCAGTTCGAGGGTTACGGCACTGCCTGGTCTGGTATCGGCGGTGGCGCAAAGGGTGGCGGCTCGGATCAAGTGTTCTTTGAGAACGATCAAACCGTCAGCACTTCATATAGCATCACAAGTGGCAAGAACGCAGTAACCGCTGGTCCGGTTACAGTGGCCTCAGGCATCACGGTCACCATTCCATCCGGTAGCTATTGGAGCGTCGTGTAAGCCATGCCAATTTCAATTTCCGGTTCAGGCACGATCAGCGGTTTGAACGCAGGTGGGTTGCCATCGAGCAGCATCACGACTGCGAGCCTTGCTGATAACGCCGTCACCTACGCCAAGATCGGCAGCACCGAACAAGGGCAGCTTTGTAAAGCGTGGGTGAACTTCAACGGCACCACCGCCAGCCCAAGCACCATTCGCGCTTCGTTTAACGTCAGCAGCGTGACGAAGAATGGGACGGGTGACTATACGGTGAACTTTACGACGGCGATGGTGGATGCAAATTATTGCGTTGCAATGTCTGGCAGCGATTCGATCAACGGCAGCTCGGTACCCAAAATACTTGCAGCTAACGGCACATCTGCTCCAACTACCATGACGACAACTGCTTTGCGAATAGGTTACGGAAGTCCAAGTACCGTTGATGACTTTACATTTTCCGTTGCCATCTTCCGCTAACCCATCATGACAAACGCAATCATCTACCCCGGAGACAACGGCAACATTGCACTGGTGATGCCAACTGGTGAGTTGCCTATCGAGGACGTTGCCCAGAAGGACGTTCCAGCTGGCGTCCCCTACTTGATCGTGCCCTATTCCGACATCCCCGAAGATCACACCTTCTTCGGTGCCTGGGAAGCCGACTTCACCAACGCAGAGGTGGCAGGATCATGATCACCATCAACATGGACAAGGCAAAAGCCATCGGTCACGACATGCGCCGCCGGCAACGTGACGCTGAGTTTGCACCATACGATGCTGTGATCGCCAAGCAAATCCCTGGCGCTGATGCAGCGGCAGCAGAAGCATCTAGGCAAGCTATCCGTGATCGCTACGCTGTGATGCAGAAAGCAATCGACAAGGCCAAAACCACTGATGCCATCAAGGCAGCCTTGGAGGCCAACTAACCATGCCAGTCCGTCTTTCAGGATCCACCAGCGGTTACACCGAGCTTGCGGCACCAGCAACGGCTGGCAACAACTCACTGACGTTGCCCACGGGTAATGGCAGCACATATCAGATCGTGCGTAACAGTGGCACCGCAGGGTCCCTGGAATTTGCTGACAAGATTGTTTCGGGCACCGCGCAGAACAGCACCAGCGGCACGTCAATTGACTTCACGGGCATTCCCAGTTGGGTGAAGCGAATTTCTGTAATGTTGCGCGGAGTAAGCACAAATGGCACATCAAGCGTAATTGTTCAGTTAGGCACTACCAGTGGAATTGAAACAACAGGTTATTCTGGCAGCGTTGACTTTGTTGAAGATAATGCCGTCGGAACTACTTTTTCAACAGGCTTTTTAGTCGATAAGAGCTTAGCCGCAACAGATGTGCGCACAGGCAAAATGATTATTGAAGCATTTGGTTCCAACATTTGGAACGAACAATCAATTTTCTCCAATACTCTGACGGCGCTGCTACTAGGCGCAGGCGACAAAGCTCTTTCCGGCACGCTAGATCGCGTCCGCATCACCACGGTCAACGGCACCGACACGTTCGACGCCGGGTCGATCAACATCATGTACGAATAAGCCATGAGCACACTCGCCGCAACGAACCTCAAGAACCCCAGCTCAGGCAGCAACAACCTTGTGCTGGGTACCACTGGCCTGGTCACAGGTGCTCAGTCCGGCCTTGTTCCGGCGATGCAATTCTTTAGGCTTGATGTGACGCTTGCAGGCGCCAACGTCAGCACTGCTCAAAACATTTTTGGTGTTGGTGTCACGTTAAGCGGCAGTCTTGTTTATGAGTTTGAAAGCATGTTTGCGCTCAGCAAGACAACCGGCACCACATCGCACACAATCAGTCTTGGTTTTGGTGGTACTGCCACACTCAATGGCATCGCCTTCCAAGTAAACACCGCCATTGCACCAAGCGGTTTGACCACAGGCGGTACAGCATCAATCTATGAGTTTCAAACCGCTGCTGGTGGCGTTGTTAATGCTGCTCAATCCACAGCCGGTATGCACTTTATGGCATTGGTAAAAGGCACGGTTTCAATCAGTGCTGGTGGCACTTTTATTCCGCAATACACGCTCAGTGCCGCACCTGGCGGCGCATACAGCACTATTCAAAGCAGCTTTTTCAAAATAATTCCACTTAGCGCTTCAGGCGCTAACACTTCCATTGGCACCTGGGCATAATGGCCGTCCGTTCTAAAACCGGCACCGCTCGCATCGAGCACAAGCCCGGACCACCGAAATCCACGCGCCAAGGGTATGGCCAGCACAGCCGCCCACGTCGTCGCGGCCGCAAACCCCTCAGAGGGCAAGGCCGGTAGTGGATCAACAAACCCGCGCAAACTGGCAACGCATCAAGGATGTGCTGGAAGCAGCGGG